CTTGACAGACAAGGTTGGAGAAGATTTTAACATTAAACCTAAACCAACACTAAAGGAATTTTTATCATGAGCAAGAAAGAAAAAGTAAAAGAAGAAAAAGCAGAAGCAAACGTTTCGTCTAATTCTGTCCTCAAATCATTTTTGAACGACAAGAAGGAAGATCATTACAACTTTGAAGAGACTTGTAATTATAAAGTTTCTACTGGTTCTCTAAATTTAGATATGCAGACCAGCGGAGGCATTGGACCGGGTCTTCATCGGTTCGTTGGCTTTACCGAAGGCGGTAAAACATCCGCCGCTCTTGAAGTTATGCGTAACTTCTTAAATACAGTTCCAAATTCAAAAGGCTTTTTCATCAAAGCAGAAGGTCGCCTTTCTGATGAAATGCAAAAACGTTCTGGCGTTAAGTTTGTTTTCGACGCGGAATCTTGGGATGTTGGAACCTGTTTCGTATTTGAGTGCAATATTTACGAGACAGCTGTAGATGCAATGCGCCAGTTGGTTCAGTTCAACGAAGACAAGGCTAAGTATATGTTCGTTCTGGACTCTGTTGACGGATTAATTTCCAAAGGAGATTTGAATAAAAACTTTGAAGACTCTAAGAAAGTCGCTGGCGGTGCTGTAATTGCGTCGGACTTTATGAAGCGTATGTCTATTGGTCTGACCAAACGCGGTCACATGGCAATCTTTATCTCTCAAGTCAGAAGCGATATTCAACTCGACCCATATAGCAAAGCTCCTATTCGCCAAACATCCGCTACTGGTGGTAATGCTCTGCTGCACTTCGCCAATTTCATTTTCGAGTTTGAGCCTCGTTTTGAAGGCGACGTTATTCTGAAAGACCCAGCTATCAAGAAATCTGATCCAATAAAGAATCCCATCATTGGTCATTACTGCAAAATCTATATCAAGAAGAGTCCAAACGAAAAGAGCAAGAATCGCATCACTTATCCGATCAAGTACGGACGCACTAATGGACGTTCTGTTTGGCTTGAAAAAGAAATCGTAGATATGCTCTTGACTTGGGAAATGGTCGAACGCTCTGGAGCTTGGTATTATATTTCCCAAGACTTAAAGGAAATCTGCTCTTCTAACAATATCGAGATTCCAGAAAAGTTCCAAGGCGAAAACGCACTGTTCTCTTTCATTGAAGGTAATGAAAAATTAACTAAAATCCTCCACAAGCATTTTGTGGACATGATTTCTAGTGATCCTTCTAATGAAATTCAAAACGCTTAATGGCAAAGAAAAATTAATTAAAAACTCTAAAAATTTCTTAATTAATTGGAAAGCCAAATCCAGAAGCAAAGTTCAATGGAGAGTAAAACAATTTTTATTCTCTTACTGGAAACACGATATTGTCTTTGAAGAGCTTCGTGTTGCTGGAACACGTTTGTCTTTGGACTTCTACAACGCGAATAAAAAAATCGCAGTAGAAGTTCAAGGCAAACAGCATCAGCAGTTTAACAAGTTTTTCCACAATAACAATCGACTCAACTGGCTCGCGCAGTTGAAGAGAGACGATTTAAAGATGAAGTTTTGCTTGACAAACGGAATCTTGCTCGTAGAGATTTACGAAGACGAGGAAATCAACCATGAGATTTTCTCAAAACAAGGAGTAGAACTATGAAGAAACCTAAAGACAAAAAAGATAACGAAAATAAAGAATTCAAATTTCCAGTCGAAATGGTCGCGCAGATTTATGAAATGTCTGGCGGCGCGGATTCGTACAAAGGCGTTGTTCTTTGTATCTGCTCTGAGAACGGCACTCCTCAAATCTACACTCGCTTCGATTCAGTTTTAACTTCTCTTGGTCTTAAAAAAGCTATGGAAGAATGGCTTAACGAAGACTCCACAGAAATTTCGGACGATAACGAATAATGCTTTATTCACTAGAAGTAGAACAGCAGTTTTTAGCTGGACTGATTCAGCATCCAGATACTTACGCAGAAGTCTGCGACTTTGTATCTGAATCTGATTTCTATTCAGAGTCCACCGTTGTTCACAAAACGATTTATCATATCATTCGTAAATGCCTTGAGGCCAACGAGAAGATAGATGAAGTAATTATAGCTCAACGCATTAAAGAAATTGGCGTCTCTTTTCAAGACAACATCAATGTCTTTGATTATTGTCGTTCCTTAGCTGTCAGAAAGACTAATCCAACAACAGCAGTTGCCGCAGCGAAAGAGATTAAGAAATATTCTATTCGCCGCACGATTCATAAGTCGGCTTTGGATGTTGCGGATAAGATGAAAAGAATGGCTCCTGATGCTTCTTATCAAAAGATCATTGAAGAAGCCGATTCATCCTTTAATAAAACAATTAATTTATATGAAAATAATGACGAAAAGCCTGTTAACATTTTTGAAGAAATGGAGTCTATCATTGAAGATCGCGGTAACAATCCGATTACTGAGTTTGGCCTTATGGGTCCATTCCCGACAGTTAACAAGATTTACGGGTCCCTTTTAAGACCCGGTAATATCACTGTTATCGTTGCCCGCTCTGGCGTAGGTAAAACTCTTTTGTCTTTGAATTTCTGCACAAAAGTTTCGGCAGAGTACGATGTTCCAGTTCTCCACTTTGATAACGGCGAAATGAGCAAAGAAGAAGTTATCATGCGTCAGTGCGCCGCTCTGAGTCACGTTCCTGTTCATCTTCTTGAAAGCGGTCTTTGGCGTAAGGCTGGATCTGAAATTGTTGATCGTGTTCGCGCTACTTGGACTAAAGTGAAGAATCTTAAATTCTATTACTACAATGTAGGAGGAATGACTACAGATCAAATGGTTAATACCTTGAAGAGATTTTACTACTCAAAGATTGGTCGCGGCAACAAGATGATCTTTAGCTTCGATTACATTAAGCCTTCTGCTGATTCTGATAAGGACAAATCTGAATGGCAAGTAATCGGTAATATGTTGGATAAGTTTAAGAAAACTATTCAACGTGATTTAGTTCAAGATCATAAACCTTTGGTGGCAATGTTCACTTCTGTGCAGTCAAATAGAAGTGGCGTAACGACTAACCGTAACGCTAGCGATATCAACGATGATGAAAGTATCGTGTCTATGTCTGACCGTATCGTTCACTATTGTTCTCATATGGCAATTCTCCGCAACAAGACAGTTGACGAAAGAATGGAGGACGGAAATGATTTCGGCACTCATAAACTGATCTTTATCAAGAATCGTTTCTTGGGTTCTGACATTGCTGGCGCAGTTGAGCCTGTGCGTATGCCAGACGGAAATTTGCGCCGTAACTTTATCAATCTTCGCTTTAATAATTTCGACGTTACCGAGCATGGAGATTTGCGCGATATTGTTCGTTCAATGGATACAGGAATAACAAGACCAGAAGCCTCTAATGAACAAGACGATGTCCCAAACTTTAACCCTTGATCCTACGCAGCTTAAAAGCTCGCTAGAATCTTTAGGTTATAATCTAAGAGATTGCGGCAGCTATTGGCGCTCTTCTGCGATTTATCGTGGAGGTGATAACGCTACAGCTTTAAAGATTTACAAGAACAGCGGCGTATGGACAGACTTTGCTAGCGGAGACAAAAGCTTCCCGATCAAGAGGCTAATTTCTCTTACTCTGAATACAAAAGATGATTCAGTGATAGATAAGTATGTAAAATTTGATCTTCAAGATATCATATCTAACGAAGTTAAAGAGAAAATCGAAATGGAAAAAATCTATCCAGAATCAATACTAGAGAACCTTCTTCCTCATTTAGATTTTTATTCTAAGAAGATGATTTCTCCAGATACTCTAAATTTCTATAAATGCGGTTACGCTACTGCTGGGCAGCTTTTCAGAAGAATTGTTTTTCCTATTTATAATTCTCAAGGAGATATTCATGGGTTTTCCGCTAGAGCTACAGTTTGGGATAAAGATTCTACCTTTCCAAAGTGGAAGCACATGGGTAAAAAAACAAATTGGGTTTATCCTCTTCACATTAAACGAGGCGGTATTGAAACTGTTAGAGAGAAAATCGCTGAAACTGGAACTGTTATTATCGTAGAAAGCATTGGTGACAGTATGGCTCTTTACGAAAACGGCTATTCAAATAACTTGGTTACATTTGGTTTAGGAATCTCCTCTAAGCTTTGTTCAGCTCTTGTTGAACTTAATCCCGACAAGATCGTTATTTCCTACAACAACGATTCAAAGAGCGAGTTTAATCACGGATTAGTTTCATCTTGCAAGTCGTACTTGCAGCTTTGTTCTGTTTTTGATCATACTAAACTGTCTATTAAGCTTCCTTTGGCTAATGATTTTAGCGATATGAACTTACTAAAGCACGAAGGGCAAGATGATATATTTGATAAATGGAATGATAAAATGATAAATAAAGAAGCTCAAATTAAAAAAATATACGAAATAGCTTGCCAGAATGATTTTAATCGCCTGTTAATTAAAAAAGCAGAAGAACTAAAGGACTCACTTGTCTAAACCATTAACAGCTTTATCCGCCAGTAGAATTAAGACGCTAGACAAATGCAGCTGGTCTTACTGGTGCAATTACGTTTTAAAGCTTCCTGACTCGTCTAACGATGGCGCAAATCGTGGGGACGTTGTTCACTTGATTCTCGAAATGCTTTCTAAGCCCAGCAGAAAGAAATATGTCAACAAGATAATCAAAGAAGGAGACCCTTTCGTTATTCCTTCGATCAAGTCGCTTACGCTAAAGCGCGCCCGTAGAAACCGAGTTTCTGACCCTGAAAACATGAAGCTGATTAGAGAGATGACTCTCGTAGGCTTGAAGTATGATTTCTTTGGGGATAAGAAGCAGAAGCCTATTCAAGATTTTAACGAAAGATCGTTTGATCTTACAGTAGATAAAAATGATAAAAAATACCGCATCAAAGGTTTTATTGATCGTCAGTTCGTTTACTCTGATAATTCTTCTACTGTAAGAGATTACAAAACCAGCAAAGCAGTTTTCGCGGGAAAAGATGCCGAAGATAATTTGCAGCACTTGATGTACACTCTTGCTTCAAAACAACTTAATCCAGATCACAAAGTTAAGATGGAGTTTCTGTTCTTGAAGTTTGACGTTTCTCGCGGTGGCGATGGGCTTTTGACAATGCCAGCTTTATCAGATCAAGAGCTTTCTGATTTTGAAGATCAGCTTTGCGAGATTCAAAAAGTTATCGACGGTTTTTCTGAAAGTGACGCTCACTCAAATTTCGCAGCGGATAAACCTATTCCGTCAGACGGCTCTTTTAGCGGTAAGCTTTCCTGCGGTTTTGCAAAGTTTAAGGGCCAGCTAAAGAAAGACGGCAACCCGATGTGGCATTGTCCGTATAAATTCGCCTACAACTATTACGCTCTCCGCGACAAAAACAACACCATCATAAAAACTTTCTCTGAGGAGAATATGGACGAAGCTTTTAAGACTGCGAAAGAAACCGACAAAGTTACAAAAGAGCATTACTCTGGATGCCCAAGACACAATAAGTCTTGACAGCTTTGAAATTGTCTGAATTATTGGATTAATGATACCGCTATTCAAGTCTCACTTTTCCGTTGGAAAAAGCATCCTTACTTTAGCCGAGCCAGAAAAGCAGAAAGAAGATGGGCCAGACAGCATCATTTCTATTGCTCTCGAAAATGGTCTTAAAGAAGTTTTCTTGGTCGAGGATTCTTTCACTGGTTTTTTGTCGGCATTTAAAGCCTGCCGAGCAAACCAGCTTTCTCTCAAGTTCGGTATTCGTTTAACTGTTTGCAACAGCTACGACACAGTTGAATCATCGAAACATAAAGTCGTCTTGTTCGCTTTGAATGACGAAGGCTTTAGACAATTAAATAAAATTTATACTTTCACCAACGCAGTGAAAGACGGAGTTATAGCAAGCGAAGATTTAAGTAACCTAATCACCAAAGATGTTCATCTTGTTATACCTTTCTATGATTCGTATGTATGGAACAACAATTATACTTTCTCAAATTGCATACCTGATTTTATTGATAAACATCATCACACATACTTCGTAGAGAACAACAAACTTCCTTTCGATAAGCATATCGCTGATTTTGTTTCGTGTTACGCTAAGAAAGGTAACATCATTGAAACCAAGTCTATCTACTACAAGAACAGAAGTGATTATGATGCTTGGGTAACTTATAAGATAGCTTGTAATCGGCGCATGGGCAAGTTTCAAACCTTATCGGCTCCAGAACTTAATGGTTGCGCCAGTAAAGAATTCTGCTTTCAATCTTGGAAAGAGTCAAAATGAAAACGCTTTTAAGAAATAACAAACATCAGAAGTTCGCCGTATTTGACACAGAGACGGAAGGCTTGTCGTTAACGTCGTCACGCCCTTGGCAACTATCTTGGATTATCTGCCAAGGAGAAGAGATCATTGAAGAGCATGACGAGTTTATCTTGTTTGAAGATTTGAATATGTCGGAAGGTGCCGCCAAGATCACGAACTTCAATAAAGAAGCTTATTTAAGAAAAGCGCAACAACCTATGGAGGTTTGGAAGAAATTCGCCAAAACTCTTTATGACAAGGACGTTATTCTTGTTGGCCAGAACATCTTAAATTACGATATTTACATTTTGAACACTCTTATGAATGGCTTGGGTATTCAAAATGACTGGAGTTTCTTGAGCAGAATGATTGACACAAGAGCGTTAGCTATGTCTATCTTTAAACAAGTTAAACCTAACGACGGAGATTTTCTTTGTTGGCAGATGAAACTCATGAACCACTTTGAAAAAGGAATCAAAACAAGTCAGGCTTTTCTGTTGAAGCATTATGCAATTGAGCATGATCCAGCAATGCTGCATAACGCGATGTACGATATTAAAATGAATTATAAAATCTTTCGTCGTCAAATCTCGGAGGTTGAAATCTAATGCTTGACAAATTCACAGACTACAAAAACCCGATTCCACCGGGCGTTCGGCTTCCAAAGATCGAGATCGACAGTCGCCATTACAAAAATCTTGGCATCCAAGAAAATTGCTCTAATCTTGAATTCCTTCGTCAGCTCTCGCTAAAGGCGGTCAAGGTAAAAGGCATCGACAAGAAAGAGAACAAACAGGCTTATTACGATAGAGCTAAAATGGAGCTTAGCGTTTTTGATGAGCTTGGCTTCGTTGATTACATTTTGCTCAATTGGGATATTATGAACTTTGCCCATGAGAACGGTATTCCTACTGGTTACGGTCGTGGTTCTGCCGCAGGTTCTTTGATCTTGTTCTTGGTCGGAGTCACGAATGTTGACCCAATCGAACACGGCTTGCTATTTGAAAGATTCGTTTCTAAGAGCAGAGCGAAGAAGATCGTAGTTGATGGAGTAACTTATCTTGATGGTTCTTTGATGCCTGACGTAGATAATGACATTGAGTTCTCAAAACGCCAAGCAGTTATTGATTATATCAAAGCCAAATACTCTGGCAAAACTTGTAAGATTCTTACCATGAACACTCTTACTGGTAAACTCTGCGTTAAAGAGTGCGGTAAGATTGTAGGAGAAATGAATGAAGACGCAGTGAACGCCGTTAGCGATGTTATCCCCAAACAATTCGGAAAGGTGTTTGCTCTTAAAGACGCATATAAACAAAGCGAACAGTTCAAAGCTTTCTGCGACTCTCATCCAAAGGTATTTAAAATTGCTAAAAAATTAGAAGGCTTAAATAAGAACTGTGGCGTTCATCCTTCTGGCATTTCGATTTCTTACTTCAACAACGAGGACATTATGCCTCTTCAAAAGACAGGAGAAGGCGAGCTTGTTAGTGCTTATGAAATGAACAACATTTCTGAAATCACCGTTAAGTTCGATATTCTTGGTCTTAGAACCTTGTCCGTAGTTTATGAAACCTGTCAGAAACTAGGTTTAGACTTTAAAACTCTCGATTACGACTCCTCATCTACCTACAAATACTTTCAAGACTTATCTAACCCCAAAGGACTGTTCCAAATTGAGGCCAATACCAACTTTCATGTATGCAAGAAGGTCAAGCCTCGCAATCTCTTTGAATTGGCCTGTGTGTTGGCTCTAGCACGGCCAGGCGCGTTGGATTTCATGAATCAATACGCCGAGTATGTTGAAACTGGCAACTTCCAGTCTGTTCATCCATTCTTTGATGATATTTTGGGCGTAACAGGTGGTATTCCAATCTTCCAAGAACAGTTAATGAAGATGGTAGTTAAAGTAGGCTTTACTCTTGATGAAGCTGAAACTGTTCGCCGCATCATTGGCAAAAAGAAGGTTAGTGAAATGCCAGCTTGGAAGGAAAAGATTTCTAACAAGATCAAAGAGAATAACTTAGACCCTGTTATCTCTGACGTTCTTTGGAAGGTCGCAGAAGATAGTGCTAATTATTCGTTCAACGCTTCTCACGCTGTATCATATGCAACATTAAGCGCAATAACGACTTATCTTAAATTCAATTATCCTCAAGAGTTCTTTTTGGCTTTGCTAAAATCATCTAAGCACGAGCCTAGCCCTCACGAAGAAATCGAAGCTATATCGCAAGAGCTGCCTTTCTTTGATATTAAGCTTCTTTCTCCTGATTTGGTTAAATCGAAATCAGACTTTGAGATTGAAGAAAAGAACATCCGATTTGGCTTAAACGCTATCAAAGGTGTTTCTGATAAAGTTCTTCAAAATCTTTTAGCTTTTAGACAAAAAGAGTTTTCAGATAAAGTTGATTGTTTTGACGCTGCAAAAGAAGCTGGTCTTAATATCGGCGTCTTGTCTTCTCTTATTCAAGCTGGAACACTTTCTAGCTTTGGAGATAGGCGTTGCCGACTAGTTCTTGAAGCTCAGTCTTACAACATTCTTAGCGATAGAGAAAAGAGAAACATTAAACTTGTTGCTGCAAAATATAATTTTGACGTTCTCAAAGCTATAGCTGATCTAGTTAATAACAAACTTGCTGGTGACGACGCTAAACCTTTCATGACTGAAAAGCGTTTCACTACGTTCAGAGCTAAGTACGACTCGTATAAGAAGATTTACGAGATGAACAAAACTCACGAGAAGTTTGCGAACTGGTTTTTCGAGAAGAAGTTGCTCGGTTATAGCTACACTCACAAACTAAGAGAGGTCTTTTCAGAAGAAGATGAGCAAAGACTATTGACAACCTATGAGATTTCGCAGTTAGATGCTCGCCAGCCAGTGAAGATCGTTGGCGTAGTCAAAGAAGCTAAAAAGAAAACAAGTAAAAATGGAAACAAATATCTATTCATCCAAATCTCTGACGAATACGGGCAAATGTCTTGCCGCCTCATGGACGGCAGGGAAGACAAGCTCACTCGCTACTACGAAGGTGGCGGTAAAACACCGCAAGAAGACGACATTGTCATTCTCTACGGAAATAAATCCGACGACTCTATCTTTTTGGACTCGTTAAGTATTTTAAACGAAAAAATATATACTAAATTATCTGACTTACAATCATAAAAGTGTAAAATGAATAAAGTGGAAGACGTTAACTTCACTCCAAAAGTAAAAAGACTCTTAGACATCGCTAAGCAAAAATGTCTAAGCTATAATTACGTCGAAATTGACGAGTCTTTTATGCTTTATGCCTTGCTTTCGTCACAATCCATGATTGTTGATAACGCATTTAAGCAGATAAAAGTGCTTCCGTCTGAACTGGTTAGCCGACTAGAAAAGGAACTTCCAGAAAGAAAGCGCAAAAAGTCTAACGTAGATTATACCGATTCGGTTATAAAGGTAATAAAAGAATCATATAAGATTTCTCGTTTTTACAATCAAAATTATACTGGTGTAGAGCATTTGTTTCTTTCTATGCTTCGCCATTCTTCTTGGGCTAAGAAGTTTTTCAAATCTCAAGGCGTTGACGTTATCTTTTTGACTAGCGAGATTGAATCTGGTTGCAAAACTGTTTCTAATCCAACAAAAAAGTTGTCCACTCAAACCGCAACTTCTACGTCCAGCAGCGTTCTAAAAGATTTTTGCATAAATTTTACAGAGAAAGCCGAGAACGGTGATTTTGACAATGCTTGTTTTCGTGATGCCGAAGTTGCTCAAGTATCAGAAGTACTTTGCCGTAAGCAAAAGCGCAATCCGATTCTTGTTGGCGAAGCTGGTGTTGGCAAAAGCACAATTGTTGGACTACTCGCTAAGAAGATTATTAGCGGCGAATCTACTGAATTCCTTTTAGGTAAAACAATCATGCAGTTAGATATGACGGCAATGATTGCTGGCACTAATCTTAGAGGTCAGTTTGAAGAGCGCCTTCATAAAGTATTAAAGGAAGTTAAAGAAGCTAAATCAATTATTTTGTTTATTGATGAAATTCACACAGTGATTGGTCTTGGCGGCGACGAAGGTTCTTTAGATACAGCTAACATCCTAAAGCCTTATCTTGCTACTGATGAGATTAGCTGCATTGGCGCAACCACCCAAAAAGAATACGAGCAGTTCTTCCAAAAGGATTCCGCAATGAATCGCAGGTTTGAGACTGTATTTGTCAAAGAGCCGAGCAAAGAAGAAACCCTTAATATCTTAAAGAACATTAAGCCATACTACGAGGAGTTCCATAAGATTCAGTTCCCTGATAAAACTCTCAGCGACATAATCGAACTATGCGCTAAGTACATTCCTAATAGAAGATTCCCAGATAAAGCTATTGATATTCTAGATCAAGTTGGAGCTAAAGTCAAAATCAAGACTTACGCTAGGTCAGAAGAGATCAAAAAGATTGAAGCTATGATTTATGAATTAGAGCAGTCTGAAGGTCTGTTTGAGTCTGAGGAGTCTAAAAGTATTCAGATAAATAGTATCGTTAAAGAATACAAAGTAAAATTTGAATCTTGGATGAAGCTGCAAGAAAACAAAAAAGTGACAGCTACTCGCAAAGACGTTTATCAAGTCCTCTGCGAAAAAGTTGGGTCTATAATCGACACCAACGCTCAAGATTCTAATTTCAGAAATATACATAATGAATTAAAGAAATACGTCTTTGGACAAGATGCCGCCCTAAAGAAGATTTCCGACTGTATTTTACGCTCTTCTTTTGGATTGTCATCTACCGGCAAACCTCTTGGCAGTTTTATGTTTGTTGGTCCAACTGGTTCTGGCAAGACTCACTTAGCTAAAGCATTGTCTAGACAAGCCTTTGGCGGTGAAGAAAGTCTCGTAAGAATTGATATGTCAGAGTTTATGGAGCCTCATTCGGTTTCTAAGCTTATCGGCTCACCGCCCGGTTATGTTGGATACGGCCAGTCAAACATCTTCTCCAAGCAACTAGAGAAGCGTCCATCTTCTATCTTCCTGTTCGATGAAATTGAAAAAGCTCATCCAGATGTTGTTAATATACTTCTTCAAGTAATGGACAACGGAGAACTCAGTGATTCGCACGGTAGAAAGCTCAATTTTAAGAACTGCATTTTGATCATGACTGGCAACGTTGGCTTTCAGTTCGGCGACAACAAACAAATTGGTTTTTGCGCTCCAGCAGAAGAGGTCATCTCTAAAGACAGTGTTCAAGAGAAATTAAAAAGATTTTTTAGACCAGAGTTCTTAGCTCGTTTAAACGACGTAATCATTTTTGATCATTTGAAAGATGAGTCTTTGGTTAAGATCGCTGAAACAGAACTTGAATCAATCAAGGCTTCATTAAAGACCAATGGCACAACAGTATCTTTTTCTAAAGATGTTGTTAGCTTTATCTTGTCTAAGGCTAAGGATTCAAAGAATGGAGCAAGAGGGGTTATCTTCTTCATCGAAAACGAACTTAAAACAAAGATAGTTGACAGTTTGGCGTGTAGCTCGTATAATGAGATTAAAGTAAAGATTAAAGATAACGAGATACAAGTCAATGGAACAAAAGAAAAACTTCTTGCAGCACACAGTTCAAGACAACACTCTGTTGCCAATTGAGCTTGAAATGCTTGCTTCTATAAAGCAGAAGGTTTCTTCTGATCTTGGGTTTGACGTAACTAATTGCCAAAAGTATTCTACAAATGTTTTGTATGATCTTTATGTCGTCGCCGCCAATGGTAAGCCTTATTTTTTAAAGGTTAGCGTTTCCCCTTTTATTCCTAATTTTTGGGATAAGCTCTGTGAAAATAACTTTTCGTTTCATCCGAAAATAGTTTCTTTTAGCTTGGGACAAGATTTTAATTATATTTGTTACGAAATGCCTTCTGGTATATTTTTGTCGGATATATCCAAATACCCATTAAGCTCTAAATTGAAACTCGAAAATGTTTTCTCAAACGTGTTGAGAAGTATGCACGCAGTTTCTTGTGGGACTAAAGACCAAACGATAGAAGCTATCACTTCATTTTTACCAAGAGAGTCTATGATGATACATCATACTTTTCCAGTCGCTCAAGTATTTGGTGCTACAAAGTTGGCGTTCAAATCTCTTTACGTCGAATCTCTTGATGATTGTTGTCTCTGCCATTTGGATTTAGATTCGTCCAACATCATTTTGTCTAATAAAGAATTTAAACTGTTAAATTTTGAATACGCTTGTCACGCAAATAAATATCTTGAACTTTGGTTAACAAAAGAACTTTTGAATTGTTCCGATAGTGTTTTTAATAATTTCCTTTCTTACTATCAAGTCGATAACGATAAGCTAATAGCCACAAAAGAAGCGTCTGAATTGTTTATTTTTTCTTACTTAAATTCTAAAATTATTTCCGAATACATGACTTTCGGAGTTTCAAATCACGTTAAATTAAGAGGTTACATTAATAAGTCAGAGCAGTATTTTAACAAAATAAAAAGTAAACTTTTTCTCGAAGAAACACTTGACAAAACGATACAAGGCTTCTATCTTCTCTGGCGTAGTTAAAATCTATGAAAACCACAAACACAAATCGCGTTATCAACGCCATCACAAATACAGCAGGTCGTTTCTTCGGCCTTGTCACCACCAACGAAGTTCTGAATGCTCGTTTCGTCAGCGAGACTCCACAAATGATCATCGTGCATGACCGCAATGCCGATGAAGTTCGTAAGTTCGCTAAGACAAGCGTTGTCGCAGTATCCTTCAGAGGTCAAACGATTACACGCTAATAACTAATTAGCGGAAATCCTCAAGCCTACGCCTAAAAACGTAGGCTTTTTTATTTTAAAATTAGTTTAAAAAGTCTATTAGCGCATTATTATCTTCAAACACAAACGATATATGCGCCTTAATTTTTACAAACCCAATAAGTCCTGCACAGGAACAGCCGCGTCTTTTAACGTAAGCAAAGACGAAAAAGGATTAACGCTTTACACTAGCTTCGTAAAGCAAGCTGGATGGGATGAGGCTTCTAGAAAAGGCTCGTTCACTCAAAACGCCAAGAACCCTGAAAAGACAGCAGCTTTGAAGCTCAACCAAACAGAAGCGGCGTCGATCATCCGCTCTGTTCGCAAAGAAACTAAATTTAGCACAGTTCACGTTTACCAAGGCTCTTCAACTTCAATTATGTTTGGGCCTTACGAGAAGAAGAGCGGCGGTTCGGCATTTTCTTTCAGTATTAAACGCGGCGAGCAACAATTCTCTATTAGTTTTGAGTTAGGAGAGTCCGAATTACTTGCTCAATTTCTTGAAAGCTATCTAGCTGAATCTTTTCGTGTTGAGGCTCAATGAAAAAAACAGTAGTATTCCATAGCAACAGCAGCCGTATCTTTACTGGTTTCGGCAAGAACATGAAGAATGTTCTTCGTTACTTGTATAAAACTGGTAAGTATAACCTTGTCGAATTTGCTAATACTAAGTATAAAGATTCCGACGAATTAAAAACTCTTCCTTGGAAGGGCGTTGGCACTATGCCTGAACCAGCGGTTGTTCAAGCTTTAGCTTCCGACCAAACAAAACTTCGGGCAGTTAGTTATGGCCATCATGAGATTGATAATCTTATGAAAGAAATTAAGCCCGACTTTTATATCGGCATTGAAGATATTTGGGCGTTGGCTCCGCTTACAGAAAAGAAATGGTGGAATAACAACTGTATGGTATGGACAACTCTTGATTCGCTTCCTCTTTATCAAGACGCTATCAAAATCATTCCAAAGGTTAAGCATTATTATGCTTGGGCTTCGTTCGCTGGCAAAGAAGCTGAACGTCTTGGTCATCCTAAAGGCTCAATCAAAACTCTTAGAGGCTCCACTGAAACATCTTCGTTCTTTCGCTTGAAAGAAGAAGACAGAACTGCTTTGAGAAAAGAGTTTGGACTCACTGATGAATTTATTATTGGTTTCGTATTTAGAAACCAACTCCGCAAAAGCGTTCCTAATTTAATTCAAGGTTTTAAGAAGTTTAAACAAGACAATCCTAAGTCAAAAGCTAAACTGCTGCTTCACACTCACTGGGGCGAAGGCTGGGATATTGCTAAGCTAATCAAAGATAATGAAATAAGCAACGATGATGTATTGACCACTTACTTCTGCAAGAAATGTAAGCAGTACGAGATCAAAAAGTTCTCTGGTCAAAAGATCGCGTGCAAATACTGCGACGGTAAAGACACTGTTGAAACTACGAATATCACAAATGGCGTAAGCGAAGAACAGTTGAATGAAATTTATAACTTAATGGATGTTTACTGCCATCCGTTTACTAGTGGCGGTCAAGAAATTCCTGTTACCGAAGCTAAGTTAACTGGTTTGATTACTTTAGTTACCAATTATTCGTGCGGCGAAGACTTTTCGACCGAAGAAAGTGGCGGTATGCCGCTTAGTTGGAAGCCGTACTACGAACCAGGTACTAATTTCATCAAAGCGACCACACTTCCTGAGTCTATCGCTGAGAAAATTGAACGAGTTTACAAGATGCCGCTCGAAAAGCGTCTTGTGATGGGCAAGAAAGCTAGAAAGTTTGTTATCGAGAATCTTTCTGCCGAAGTTATCGGTAAGCAGATAGAAGAAATCATAGACAACTCCTCAACCGTCGAATGGAATTTTGAAAGCGACTTTGTTCCTCGCAATCCAAATCATATTCCTCTCGACACAGAAGATAACGTAGCTTGGGTTATTGACTTGTACAAAAACATTCTTAGAATGACGGTTGACGAGAATGATGACGGTCTTAAAACTTGGATTTCCCAATTGAACAAAGGAGTAACTAGAGATCAAATCTTATCTTATTTCAGAAATGTTGGAGCTAAAGAGAATCAACAAAACAATAAAATAGAATTGTCCGATTTACTTGATAAGGATGATCTTGGTCGCCGAATCTTATTTGTGATGCCGCAAAGTGCTGGCGATGTTTTCATGAGCACTTCTCTGCTTCCTTCGATTAAAGAAGTGTATCCTGAATACAACATTTACTTTGCCACAAAACCAGAATTTAACGAGCTGCTCAACGGCAATCCCCATATCCATAAAGTTTTACATTTTACTCCCGCAATGGAGAACCTCTTGACTATGGAAGGTCACGCTAAAGGCGAAGGTTATTTCGACATTACATTCTTGCCTCATTTCGGAACTCAAAAAAATTACGATTACCAGCATAACGGTATAGACAAAATTCAATTCAATCTTCTTTCTAGCCATGCACTTACTTAATCGTTACGCATTATCTTGCGGCGTTTTAATCGACAAGCCCACTGTTAACGAAGCTTATTATCCTTTAGCCATTGATAAGTATATCGT